GCATTGGGGTCCTCTCTTATATCAAATGAGGATGCCCTGTTGATGGTAATATCTCCGTTGATAATGTCTTTATCGGTAGAGATATCCAGGCCTATCCATCCTTTTCCTCCGATCCCACCATCCAAAAATTGCATTGACTGCTCAAATTCACCGTTAGACAGATCCATGGAATGTTTAGATAGCCCGGTAAAGACATCGGCGACGACTTGATTTCCACCTTTTCTCGGGAGGACGTTGATATCGTTTCTATTTTCTCTCTCCATCCCTGATAAAAGGTTGATTGTAGGTAGGATGTGGTTAATGGTAAGGGCAGGTCTCTTTTCCTTTTTTAACTTGGCCAGAGTGGTAGGGTTCCATTGTTTTCCACAGTAAAAGTCATAATTTTTGATGGCCCTATCTACCCAACTGGCATTTCCTTCCTCTGCTTCCTGGTTAAAATTTTCCATTTTACTTATTAAAGCAGTTTCCGATTCTTCAGAATCCGATGATTTTATTTTTTCTTCTTCTTCGGTTATCGTTTTTACCATTTCCCCTCCAAATAAAAGAAGCCCTGAAAAACGGTTTCCCGTTATCAGAGCTTCTTCAGAGCAATCCTATGTTTCAGAATTGCGAAACAAAGGCTTCTTTAGAGCAGTCTCTTTAAACTTTTATATTTTCTTTTTTCGATATATCGCTTACGCCACCTAAACAGAAATTAATAGTAACTGAGCCAGTAAAATCAGGGCTTTTTTCCAAAACCTCTTTTAATTTTATATTTATTTTTTTTATAACTTCATCTGATTTTAATTCCGACAATTTTATTAATACACCTTTTTTATTTTTTTGTCAATAGTTTTTTCTTTCCTTCTCTCTTCAATCTTCGACTTAATTTCGAATGACAACTATTACAAAGGACTATACATTTTCTCATTTCTTCCTTAATCCTCTTCAAACTCATCTCTTGAGTAACAGCATGTGAAACATTAAATTCTTTATCATCATTAGGATGATGAAAACCTAATAATCTTGGATTTTTGTTATATCCACAAAACTGGCAACCTTTGGAAAGTTTATAATCTTGAACATATTTTACTTTTGATTTATGATTTTGTCTTCTTTCTTCAAGATAATTTTTTTTATATTTTTTTATTTCCTCATAATGATTCTCATAATATCGTTTTACATTTTTTTTTACTTTTTCAAGATTGTTTCTTCGCCATAATTTTGCTTGCTTTATCCTTTTTTCAGGATCTCTTAAATATCTTTGTCTCCGAAGTTTATTTATATGTTCGGAATTATCCTTATTCCATTTTCTTTTATATTCTTTTATATGTTCGGAATTGGTTCTACAGTATTTTCTCCGATATTCCTTTATATGTTCAGAATTATCTTTCCTCCATTGTTTCATCCATTCTTTTCTATCAAACATATCATGCCCTCCTTTATAAATATTTTATCATAAAAGAGGTTTCTTATCAAGCAAAATAACCTATGCCGACATAAAATCCGAACCTAAATCCTCTTCGGTAAAGAAATCTTCCGGTTTGTTTGGTTCTGACTCTTCGGTAGCATATTGCAAAGCATACAAACCTATTACATAAGCGTCTGCTCTATCAGGTGATCTTCCATATTTTTTCTTTATCTCATCTTTGGGTTGCACCATAAACTTATCACCCTTGTATTTATAACGTGATAAAGTCAATTGCCTTTGCAATTCACTATCTTTATGATGTAATTCTACTTTATTGTCTCCGAAGAGGTTTCCTGCTCGCCACCACATCTCAGCTCTTCTATTTAAAATTTTATCCGGAACTCCTGATGCTTGTTTTTCAGAGGAGTTAACTCCTAAAACATTATAACCTTTATTGCTAAGTACAGAAGCTACACCACTCCCTATCCCAATATTATCAATGGCTATCAAGGAAGGTTTAAACCAGTCTGCCATTGACATTAATTCAAGGATTGTATGGGCTTCATCTTGTTGACCGTATATTTTCTCCCTTACAATATCCGTGTTTTCCATGCAGTAGATCACGGATTCATCATCGCCCATAGCCGCAGGGTCACAAGCTATTATTCTTTTTATCGGTTTGTGAAACTTATTGGTGTAAGCCCTCTCAATCCACCTGTCCGGTATTATGACGTCAACGCCTGCGAGGATTTCCCAACTTCCATCTCTATAAGCTTTTAACAGTTCAGGTCTATTTCGTAGAGTGTATTCCATGTTAGAAATGTAGTCAGAAGGCAGAAAAGGATTATCCGAAGGCAAGGAAGGAAGATAAACAAATCTCTCATTGTGGCCTAAAACGAATTGGTCCTTGAGCCAGCAGTCCGCTGGATTAGCGGTATAAAATTCTTTAAAAGGCAAAGGAACGCCTCCGATACTTCTTCTCAAAGTCAATCTTAGCTCGGTCAGTTTATCCTCTTCGATTTCCTCTGCCTGATCCAAACCAAAACCACCATATTGCGCGCTATTAAACTTTTTGACTACCTTTTTATTATCTAAACCGCCATATTGAACCTTAACTCTGTTCTTAATGATGATCTCTTTATTTTTTTCTTTGATCCTGTAGTCATCTTCGGGGATACATTCTTTCCAGGTCTCCAGGGTGGTATCGTCAAAATCGACTCCCTGCAATCGTCCCAAAAAAAAGACCGGTATGGGATTTCTCAAAACCGGGATATCAAAATATTCAATAATTGACAAACAGTACAGCCAGGTATACCGACAGAGCAAAAACGACTTGCCTCCGCCCTTTGCACCGCCAAACAATAAGCCTCTTACACCTTTCTCGTTAAGGATCCGTAAGGCAGTAAGTTGACGAGGTGTAAAGGTAAGGCTCTCACGTTCCTGTGCAAACTCGAATTTTATTTTAATTCACCTTCTTTAATCAATAATCCTAATAATATGGGATTTATTCTTTCATGTTTTAATATATTCTCTTCTTTGGTTATCAATCTTAAATTATATAAACTCCAACATTGTTTGAATTCCTTATCTCCTGGATTAGTAAACCTAAATACTTTTTTTGGTATAATATGGTCAATTTGTAATCTACCTTCTGCAAAATCTTGCCAAGTATGTCCCTTTGGAATAGTAGATTTTAAACGTTTAATTAAATCATCTTTAGTATAATCAACAAGTTCTCTCCAATTTCTACCATTTTTATTACCTTTCAAAGATTTTTCCATTGGTCTCGATATTTTTATATCAAGATAAAATTTTCTATAATGTTTTTTCCTTTGTTCTTTTACTTTATCAGGATTATCCTTACGCCATTGTTTATTATATTCAGGATTGTCTTTATGCCATTGTTTATTATATTCTTTTACCTTTTCAAGATTATTTTCATGCCATTCTTTATGTTTTTTCCTTAATTTCTCAGGGTTTTCCTTACACCATTTTTTATTTTGTTCTAATATTCTCTCACGATTATTTTTATATCTTTGTTTTTCCCGCTCCGATATTTTCTCTTTATTCTCAATATAATACTGTCTTTTAAGTTTTTTGTTATAAGACATAATCTCCTCCAAATAAATAATATTTTTTACTTATTAATTATTATTATATACTATTTATTTGAAGAAGTAAAGGTCATTTGTTCTCTTTCTTGCGCAAATTCAAATTTCATATCTTGATATTATTAATCCTTTCTAATTGTGATTGGTAGAATTTGCTAAACTCTATTGGATCAATTGGTAAATCTGCAAGTAAATGTTTCTCTATAAAATCTCTATAATCTTTATTTATCTGCTGTAAAAGGCCTTTAAGAGCCATAATTTTAGGGTATATGTGATTAACGATACAGGGATCTCCCTTAAAACCTTCTATATGGCCATTGAGATAGATTTTATGAACTTGAACTTTTTTACCATTGGAATACTCGAATATTTCAAAAGCCAATCCCTCTTCTTTTTTCATAATCCTTACATAACTTTCCGGTAGATAAGGATTCTCGGGAACACCCATTTTTTCAAAGTACATATATCCTTTTTGTTTTAACCATTCTCTAATAATTTTATTTAATTCTTCAATAGTTTTATCAATCTCTTCTTTATAACCAAAACGATACCAACTAATACCACCACATTCGGGGCAGACACATTCCAAAGATAAACATTTTTCAAGAACTAAGCCACATTTTAAACATTTAACTTTCATTATTATTTTTTAACCTCCTTCTCAATTCTTTTCTAAGTTCCTTATACTTTTTTGGTATATCTTCAATTTTCCAGCCATATTTTTTTATTTTATTAAGCCAGATATCAACAACGGTTATTTCCATTTTTTTATCCTATTCGTTCTCTTTCCCACTTCTCAACTTCTTTTTTTGTTACCGTAAAGGTATCATTTATTTCAAAGTCGCCAGACTTTACCTTAAAAGATACGATACAATCCTTATCATCTTCGCCGATGATCTTGGTTGATAGACATTTGTTCGCAACGTATCTTTTGATCAGTCCTTCATAATATCCGGTATCCATTGATTTCACCTCCTTTCAAGTTTTTATTCCTTAGTGAAATATTTTTTAATCAAGGCACTAGCGAAATGACTGAAATCTTCGTAAAGTTCATCATCCAGGAAAATATTGCCCATTATGGGAATTGCTCTTAATAAGTCATTAATGAGTTTATCGACATTTTCTTTTTTTATAGTCATGCCCTCGGTATCGGTCAATCCCATTTGTTCTCTCATCTGCTCCCTTTGAATCTCCTGAATGCTTTTGATCTTATTTATTTTTAGGGGAGGCTTAGTTGCGCTCATTTCTTCTATTTGTTTCTTAGTCCACTTTTTGCCTCTCCAAAACTTCTTTTCTTCTTTTATTCTTTCCTCCTGATTAATTTCATTCAGGAGAAGATCATATTCATCCATTTTTAACTCCTTTCCGTACGTTTACCCACCCCATGGACGAAGGGTAATTTGCTCTTTGTTTTCAACGGTTTCATTTTTTGGGATTTCTTCAAAATTCTCTTCAAAATACTTCCTTGCCACATACCATTGGTCTTTATGATTTTTAGGATTACGTGCTATCATTCCCATATCTTTATGTGGGTCGTCTACTTCTGCTACGCTAATTCCAAATAGATTTTCGTCAAAGATATATGGTCTCATTTCTGCAACATTTGTTCTTCTATATTTCTTAAATTCCATTGTAACAACCTCCTTTCAAGGCTTTTTTAGAATTTCTTCATGCGATACGTTTTGGACAGGAGCACCGGGAGATATTATCTCCGAGAAAATCCGGAGATCCCTTACATAGCTAAGGCTGGTTGGAATGGTTCCTCTAATTTTCTCCATTTTATACGATTATCCTTTGCTGTCAATAATTGTAAGTTATCCAATGCCCAACACCTTTTAAAGTCAATATGCTCTGATTTAGTAAAATTAAAAACACTTATTGGAATAATATGGTCAATGTGTAACCTACCATCTAAAAAATCTTGCCATACATAACCCCGAGGCAATGTATATTTTAATCGTTTTATTAAATCACCTTTTGTATATCCTACGAGAGATTCCCAATACTTGCCATTTTTATTGCCTTTTAAAGTTCTTCCTATTGCTTTTGCTATTTTTTGATTGAGGTTAAATTTTAAATCTGTTCTGAGTTTCATCCTTTTATAAATACTGCGTTCTTTTCTGTGTGTTAGATTGTATATTCTATGACTTTCTAATATTGTTTCTCTATTATTTTGTCTATATTCCAATATCCTTTCTTTATTCTCTTGGTAATATTTCTTCTTACGTTCTAATTCCGACTCACGGTGTTCACGATAATATTTTTTATCAGACATATAATTAAACTCCTTTTAAAAATTTTGCCATGCGTGGTATTTTGGACAAGAGCACTGGGATATATTACTTTCGAGAGGGAGCGGCGCCCCCGCCCCCCTGCCTTTGCGTGTTCTCCGGATTCAAGGAATCAATCAATTAATTAATAGCCAGGACCGGGACGACCGGCCATGATCTCGATCAAACCGGCTCAAACCAGCTCAAATAATTACTTTACAT